TGGAGAAGGGTGGCGTGCCGACCGACGTGGAGGCGCTCACCCTGCAGCACTCCGGTGCACCGGCAGCCGAGTCCGAGTCCATCGAGGAGCCGGTCAAGCCGGACGAGTCGAAGGACAGGTCGAACGAGGAGCCGAAGGCGTCGGCCAAGCCTGCCGCCAAGGCGTCGAGCTAGAAGGGTACTGGCGTGACGTACTGTGAAGTGGGAGATCTCATCCTCGGGAACATTCCAGTTCCCAACGATGCGGGCAAGTACGTGACTGCCGCTGCCGACGAGATGGATTCCTACCTCGGGCTGCAGTACGTCACGCCGGTGGTCCTTCAGGAGAGTATTCCCAAGCAGAGGCCTGGGTACCTTCTTCTGAAGAGGATCAATTCGTGGCTCGCCACCGGCAGGCTCATCATGGCCCTGGATGCTGGTGGCGAGGACGACCAGCTACACCAGTACGGCAAGAGTCTCGTCGAGTCTGCACTCAAGGCCCTGGAAGAGATTCGCACGGGAGACATTCAGCTCCCGGGAGGCGAGCCCGTAAACCCAGACGCTGGATTGAGCAACGGTCCGGTTGCATCGTTCGGCGACGAGTACTCTCCCGTCGAAGCGTACGATGGCACGTTTGGAAATCAGGCCAAGAATGCCATCGAGCGTGATCGGCTTGTGTACTACGGCGACCCTCGCAACAGGGTGATGTGATGTCGTTCTTTGTTCTCATTGAGACTGACGCGTCCGAAGCTGTAGCCGTCTTGGACGCCCTGATGATCAGGTCAAGTCCAGTTGGACTGTCTGCGTTCCTTGACACAGTTGTAGATCCGTGGGTGAGGAACAGGATCGATCAGCGGTTCAACTCGGAAGGCGATGAAGTCTCCGGATCATGGGACCCTCTCGCTGCGGCAACGCAGCAGATCCGTGCGTCGTACGGCTTCCCTCCTGATCATCCGATCAACGTTCGAACAGGCATGATGAGGAACTTTCTCGTCGGGACTCCGTCGGACGTAAAACCCAACGGGTTTGGTGCAGACCTTCAGCATCCCCCGCCGGGCGCTGGGAGTTCTGTGATGCAGAAGAAGATTCAGACTGCACAGTCTGGATCTTCGAATCCAAACACTGTCGCTCGTCCAGTGGTTGGACTGAACGAGAATGACATGATCTTCATCACCTCGTCGCTAGCGGCGTGGCTCACTCAGGACATGATCCCATGATTCCCGAAGGCGACATCGAGTTCCCGAACAATGTTATCGAGTTATTGCACTTCAGGATTCCGTCTTTCGTCGACGGTGCTTCGCCTGTAGACACTCGCGTGCAGGCTTTCAAAAGGCCACTGCGTCAGACCGACCCCCAGCAGTGTGTTGGGGTATTCCCGGCAATGAAGCGACCGGACCCTCGGTCGTTCGAGATTGGGTTCAAAGCTCCAACCCTGAACCGGTACAGCGTGATCATGCAGTCAATGGTCAAGAGTACCAACGAGGCCGAGGCTATTTCGATTCACTCGATCCTGGCCAACCGACTCACTCGAATGTTCCACCACGATTTGGTGTTGGATGCCGGATTGACAGCACTCGTCATCAACGTGGATAATATCCGTGAGCGCCTGCAAAGGCGTGGCATCGAACTCCAGCGCTACCTGGACAATCAGGTCGAGGGTACGTTCGTACGAACGTCCTGGGTTGAATGCTGGTTCGAGACAGAAACCGTGGAGATCTGATGTTGAATCCCGAAGAGCGCGCAGCTCTTGTCCGAAAGGCGGACAGTCTGCGCACTGAGATCTCGGACCTCACCGCCGAGCGCGATGCTGCTCGGGCTGGCAACTCCGCCTCGGTGGACGATGTCCGCCTCATCGAAGAGGTCCGGGCCCTCGACGCCAAGCGAGAGGCCGCACTCAAGGAGCGCGACGAGGCCGTCTCGGCCACCGACGCGATCAATCTCATGAAGGGCCTACTCGGCGCCGACGAGCCCGCGAAGCTCGAAGAGCCTCCGGCTCCCGTCGTCGAACCGATCACCGACACTAAGGCCACGAAGGGCGGTAAGCTGTAATGGGCCAGAGTTCACAGGCGGGCTACGTCGCCTTCCGGACCCAGTCCGCCCCCGGAACCTTCCCGGCCGACTTCGACACAACGGCCATCGCCATGAAGCTTCGGACCGGAGGCATCGGCGTCACGCGTGAGCTGATGATCCCCGACCCGGAGATCGGCGGCGGTCGGGACGTGGCCGACGCGTACCTCGGCGCCGTGTCGTACGGTGGCGACCTGGAGTTCTACACCAGGTTCAACGGCCTGCTCACGCTTCTCAACGCGGCCCTCGGCCTGAAGTACGTCAAGACGCCCGGCGGAACCAGCCACGTCACCGTGCTAACGCTGACAGGCGCCCCGACCGGCGGAACGTTCACGCTGACCTACTCCGCGCAGACCACGGCATCCCTGCCGTACAACGCGACGGCCGGTCAGATCCAGGCTGCCCTGGAGGCACTGAGCAACATCGGCGAAGGCGAGGTGGATGTCACCGGCGGCCCGATCACTTCGGCTCCGGTCAGCATCTCGTGGCGCGGCACGCTGGTCGGCGTCGTCTCGAACCCGACCGTCACGCCCTCGTTCACCGGCGGTACGTCTCCGATCCTCACGCCAACCTCGGGAACGGTCGGCGCGGCGTACACCACCGCCGTGAAGCACACCTTCATCCCGAGCGATTCGTCCCAGCTGCCGTTCATCGGCATCCAGGAGCGGATCGGCGCTTCGCTCGAGACCTTTAACTACACCGACGCGGTCGTCAACACGCTGCACTTCGAGGCGGACGCGGACGGGTACCTGATGGGCACGGCGGGCGTGATCGCCCGACTGCAGACGGCAGGCATCTCGGGTCCGGCGGACATCCAGTCCAAGTTCGACAACCTGCCGATGGTCGTCGGCACGAACATTCAGCTCACGTACAACAACGTGAGCCTCCCGGCAAAGTCGTTCAGCTTCGATCTGAACAATAACTTTGAGGATGACGACTTCCGGCTGGGGTCGTTCTACATGGGCGACCTCACGCCGAAGCGTCGGGAGATCACGCTGGGTGCGACCATCCGGGAGCAGGACAGTTCGCTGTGGCGCCAGGCCGTGAACGGCAGCTCGGTGGCAACCACTGCTGGCGGCCTGTCGGCCAAGGCTCCGCTGAAGATCGTGATGTCCACCTACGAGATCGTACCGGGTGAGGCGAGTCGCAAGTTCTCGCTCACCCTCGACCTCGGCCAGGTGGCCGTGTCGCCTTACACGCTGGAAGCGTCCGGCGACGACATCATCGAGTCCGACCTGGAGTTCCAGGCCCTGCGCCCGGACCCGGCCCGGAAGATCATGTACGCCGAGGTCGACACGAACGTGACGACTGTCGCGTAGTTCTACCTGCGGAATGAAGCCCGGTGCAAGCGGGCTTCATTCCGCAGTAAGTTCTCCGGCTGTGCGTAGCAGGACAAGTCCTGCCGTAGGGTAACACCGAACGTGTCCGCGCGGGGATGGTCCCGAAGTGAGGCCGACCGGACCGGCGCGCACAGTCGGTTAAGTGTAAGTCACATGGGACAACGAGAGGCCCGAACTGAGATGGAAATTCAGGACCTGAACAGCCCGTACGGCGGTGGCGACCAGTACGCCGGTGGCGACTCGCACAACCCGTCCGGGCACTACGCCGAGGCGAACCCGGCGTTCGCTCCGGCCATCGAGGCCGACCCGTTCAACGGGTACGAGAACTACTACTCGTTCGACGAGCGGGAGCAGTGGCTCTTCCCGGACAAGAAGCAGTGGATCCAGTTCAAGAAGCTCACGGAAGGCGACCGGGCCCGGTACCTCAAGGCCACGCGTTCCGACGTGCACCTGAACCAGAAGTCCGGCGAGGCCCGCATCCCGTTCGACCAGTCGGCCGACCGGCGGGAACTCCTGTTGGCCTCCATCACGGACTGGCACATCGTCAGCTTCGCGACCGGCCGCCCGGTTCCGATCCCGTTCCAGCCTCCGGTCAACACCTCCGGCAAGACGATCCTCGGCGGCACCGTGTCGCAGTGGATCCAGAACGCCAACCCGGAGATCCTCGGCTCGCTGGAGAAGGCGATCCGGAAGTACAACCCCTGGCTGCTCAATGAGATGTCGGTCGAGCAGATCGACAAGGAGATCGCCGACCTCACCGAGCTGCGCACGGCCGCAGAGAAGCGTGAGGCCGAAGAGGCAAATTTCACCTCCAAGTAGGGCAGTGGGTTAAGGGAGATTCAGTCCCCGGTGCGCACCGAGCAATCAGGATGTTCTCACTTTGTGCCAACATGAAGTGGTCACACCTGCCGGTGGCCGGGGGGATGTACGACCAGGACCCTGACCTACTGGATAAGTTCGAGTACATCTTCCAGGAGCTTGGCAAGGAAGAAGCTCGAAAGGATGCCGAGCGTAAAAAGAAAGACGACGCAGAGGCAGCAAAGAGCAAGAACAAATCGTCAAGTCGTCGGGGACGGCGGCGATAACGAAGGCCCGATCGCATTGACTATGCGGTCGGGCCTTTGCTATTGTGTAAGCGTCGGGCACTGGAGGCCCATAGGTCCCGGGACTCACAGGAAGCCCCATCATGAACTCGTTCGTAAATGTCCAGGTAAGGATCATTGCTGCCCAGGCTCAGGCGCAGCTCAACGCAATGCAGGCACGACTCTCTGGGCTGGAGAACTCGTTCAACCGTTCCAGCCGAGCAGGCATGGGGCTCTCGAATGCCATCAACGGCATGGGCCTCGGTACATTCGGTAGCCGAGTCCAGTGGGCTGGCCGTCAACTGGAGTACAACTTCACACTGCCTGTGTTGGCCGCCGGGGCGGCGGCTATTCAGATGGCACTCCAGCACGAGACCGCCATGACTCGAATCACCAAGGTGTACGGTGACGCCGAGCGTGATGCTCAGTTCTATCGCGCCGAGGTGGATGCACTCGGTCGAAGCTTCGAGGTGCTGTCGAACCGGTACGGCATCAACCAGACTGAAGTCTTGAACGTAGCTGCAGCATGGGCCGCAGCTGGCGCGTCTGGACTGGCTCTTGCCAAGTCTGTCGACCTTACCATGCAGACCATGATCCTGGGCGAGATGGAAGCCGCCGAGGCCACCCAGGCCCTCATCTCCATCCAGGCCCAGTATGGGTTCGGGGTCGCGGATCTAACCAAGACTATCGCGACCCTTAACATGGTGGAGAACCAGACTGGCATCTCGCTTAAGGGCCTAGTGCAGGGCTTTGAGCGGTCGGCCGGTGTTGCACGATCCACCGGAGTTGATGTTCGACACCTGGCTGCAATGCTCGCAGCGTTGGTGCCAGCGACCGGATCTGCTGCACAGGCCGGTAACGCGCTCAAGACTATCTTCTCGCGACTCATCTCGCCCACCAAGGAGACTACCGAAGTCCTTGG